ATTTAAAAAACCTAACTAGTTTTAATAATAACTCTGATAAAGGATTCTCATCATCATTCATTAAGAATAAATATTGTATATCCTTTAATATAGTTTGTAATCTTCCTATTATATGATTTACATAAAAATATATTTTTTCTTTTGAATCAGCTTCTCCATAATCAAGAGTCATATCTTTAAAATTACTATAATCTATAAAGATATCACCCCTTTCAACATCTTCCATAAATTGAGTTCTTGAATAAGAAGCATATGAAAGATTATTAGCTCTTAAGTATTTATCATATTCCCTATTAAAATCTACAGAGAATAATGATGAATATAAATAAGGATTTAAATGGAATAAAAACTCAAAGTATGTATATGCAGTTCTCTTTATTCCTGTTTTTTCTCCAGTAATGCTAAATACATCACTAACTTCTGTAGAATAAAATAATGCATCATATAGAGTTTTCATTAACTCATAATCTCTTCTCTTATCTATTATCTTAGTTAAATAGAAATTAAGAAGAGTTTTTAATTCTTTTATATTATGATATATATCATTAATTGCTTTTACTTTATCAGTAGAAGTTGCAGTATCCTGCTCTATAATATTAATATAATTAATAAATTTATCATAATCATCTGAGCTTAATATCTTTTTAATCTTTTTTATTCTATCTGTAGTATCAGGATTAGATGGATTGAGATAATCAAAATTAAATTGGAATGTATCTGCTAATTTACCATCTTTAGGAGATTTCATAAAATTAATTAATTGGTCTCTTAAATTAGTTTCATCTGCATTTTTATCTCTAGCCTTAGGATTAAAAAAATACTTAAAATTAAATTTTAAAGTATCTAAATTATAATCATATTGCTCATGATTTCTCACATAATCTAATACTGAAATAACCTGAGTAGGAACTGATATTATTTCTCCATATAATTTATGCTTACAAGCAGTAAGACATAACAAAGCTACTATAATATCAAATATAGGAATAGGAGTTTCTCCTGTTATCTTTGGTAACTTAATAGTTACATCTGTCAAATCATGTCTTTTTTGTAGTAGTAATTTAAGCATTATAATATTCTCATACATAATATCTGTCATCTTATATGATACACCCATACCTAGATACTTACTCTCTACAAAGTTATATGTATTCTCCCATATTCTTCTTTCAAGATTTTGATCTTCTATCCAGAATGGATCATTCTTAACTACATCATTATATTCAACATGATTAGCTTGCTTATCAAAAGTCAATAAGAAATTATCATCCATTACTTCAAATTTCTGGAAGTATAATTTATACATAGCTTTATAATCAGGTATTCTTTCAGTTTCGCCAGTATCAGTATTAAATCTAGTAGTCCATTTTACTATTGGTACACCATATATATCAAATAATCTTTCTTTTGCTAAGAAATATTTATATACTTTGATATTAGAAAATCCTAATAGATTAGATATATTATAAATAACTTTATCAGTAGCTTTATTCTGTATTAACATATTTAAATTTCTCAATAAATTATTTTGAGTATCCTCATCTATGTTAAGATTATATGGTACATTATATGCTTCATATAGCATTTTAACAGCATAAATATCAAAGAAGTTTCTATTAATATAAGAAGATAACTGTTGAGCATTTATCTGTTGTAATGTCATAACCATTATCATCATTGCTATTACATTATCATACTTACTAAAAAAACTTCTATACTGATATACATAAATTACATTGATAAAATATTCTCTACATTGCTCGTATATTCTGATGAACTCATCAGTTAATACATCTTTTACTGATGTATCTTTCATCTGTATTATTTGGAAATTCTTACCATTTCTTGCTATATCTATAGATATTCTATTTGACCCTATATACTTTAAATATTTCTTAGTAGGATTATTTTTGTAAAGATCATCTATATATCCATATCCCTCTATAATAGAAATATAATAATCTCCTTGACCAGGACTAATAGAATTATAATAATCTTGAATTCTATGTATAGGAATATCTGCTCTAAGATTATAATTTAATATTACATCTTCTGGAGGATATAAGAAATTTTTATCTTCTACATTAGGATATCCATTTAGCATTCTATAATAATTATTTTTTTCTTCATAATTCTTTATAATAGAATTTCTTCTTAACTCCAATAGAGGAGTTCTAAATTCTTTTGGTATTTTATCAATATTGCCATGTAATACTGGTATTATTATACTATCTAAAAAGATACCAACTTCTCTCATCTCATATTCAGTATAATCAATATAGGTTTCAAAGGTATCTCTTTTATGTAAAGCATCTAAATAACCATCAGCATTCATTTTAGATTCTAATGTTTCATTATCTTCTGCTATACCAGTATATTTTATAGTAATATTATGCAATAAAATCATGAAAGATTTATACAAATTAGTCAACGGATTGACGTTATTTGTACTATTATAATTCTGCATAATTCTTTTATAAATCCTTTCATTTTATTGTAAAATCTTATTTTATTGTGAGAAGACATTGAAAATAATAGGTTTATCAAGAAAGGTGGTAATGTAATGCCTAAAAATTTACCGGATATTATTTATGATAAAACTAATATCACTCCTATTATAGATTCTACGAATTCTTATTATCAAATTCCTATGTATAAAGATATTGATTATTTATCTAATTATGATAATTATGTATCTTTTGTAAAGGGTATAGAGAAGATGGTAAGAAATGATGATAGATATAAGAAATATATTAATTATTTAAAAAAGAAAGTAAAACTAGATAAGTGTCAAGTATTAAAGAATGTAACTGACGAAGATGCTACTATAGAAATGCATCATGGTCCTATATTTACATTATTTGATATATGTGCTATAGTACTAGAATATTTTATAATTAAGAAATGGAAGATATCTACTTTTAGGGTAGCTAATGTAGTATTGATGGAACATCAACAAAATAGAGTAGGAGTTGTTATGGTTTCAACTACTGTACATGAAGCTATTCATAATGGTGAAATATTTATTAACTATCATCAAGCTTGGGGAGATATAGCAGGATTTGTAAATAAATATAAAGTAGCAATGAGTGATGAATATAAAGAGCAATTAAATAAATATATAGATAGATCATTATTGTATGATAGTACAGATTTCTCTGTATTGGATTTGAATAAAGATTTAAAAAAATAATGCATATGTAGACTATGAGAAAAAAATAATCTCATAGTCTACATATAATACATTTATGCGTTGAATATCAATAATATAATATAAGGATTACATTAATGTTTGTTAAATACCTTTTCTTATTTCTTCCTCGGCTCTTTTCTTTATATACTCTGGAGCATTTTTAAAATTTCTAGGAGCCCAAAACATAGATTCTCTAATGAAATCCAAAATTTTATGCTTCCTATAAAACTTTATACACTGTTTAACTTCTTTAACCCATGAATCATCAAGTCTTTTTTTAAATTCTTTATATTCTTCTGACTGATAATAATCATAGTCACTTTTACTACTTGATTTATTGATTACTGGAGTCTCTTCTTCTTCTCTATTCCAATATTCATTATCTTCTTCTTTTAAATAATTCAACTCAGGGAATACCCAGTCGGGTGTCATATCCCTATAAGTTTCACTCATCATAAATAGATCTCTATCATAAAAATCATCATTATCACCAAACATATTTTTCACCTCTTTTAATAATATTTTTAGTTACTATTGTGTAATAATATAAATATTATTTTACATACCATTTATTTCATTAAAGAAATCTAACGGTATATCAAAAGAGTTATCATCATCTACATAATCACTATTTTGAAGAATAGAATTATCTATTAATTTATTTTGATGTAATTTATATGTATCCTGTTGAGCTTTCTTAATAGCATCAGCCATCATATCATCCCAGTTTAATATATCCTCAGATGCTTTTTCTTTCTCTTTTCTTTCTCGTAATTCTTCTACAAGAATATCATCTACTAGATTATAATTTTCTGGTTCTGGTACATGAATACCTGAGTTATCTAAATCCTCGTCTTTAGCGGCTCTACTAATTCCAAATGTCTGTAAATTATTACCATGATAAAATACATATAAAGCGATAAGATATGACATAATAGAATCATCATGAAAACCTGGACCACTTTCAACTTTCCCCGAGGATTTCCTTACTAATCTACTCAAATCTCTAATTACATTATGAGTAACAAATTTCTCTTTATACTCATTAACATGTCTTGCTAATATAGCCATCATATCATCTCTTGATTGATTACTTGTATATACACCATAATATGATTTCATAGTAGTATTCTTTTTAAGCATTGATTCAATAGTTTCATTAGATGTTAATTTATCTTTTACAAGATCTAATGATTTATCAAAATACAATCTTGGTAATATCTCTGAATGATATAAATGGTCTATAATTCCATCACCTATTGAGTTTCTTTCTATTATAAGAACGCATCTAGGTAATACTTTACATATTTCTTTTAGTAATCTTTCATACATAGTTTCTCCTATATATGAAGATTCAAATTCAGCTACTGGTTCTACTTTATACGGATCAATAATAGTAATAGCATTATTATCTCCACCAGTACCAGTAGAACAGTCTACTCCAACTAGATATGGAACTCTTGGATTTAATACACTATAAATATCAAATTTATAATAATCTAATAACCACAATTCATCTATTGGTTTCTTTTCCGAACTTACGATATATTCAATATCTTCTTGAGGGAATGGTGATGCAGAAGAACCATGAAGTCTTTGTAATAATATCTCTCTTCTAACAACAAGAGGATTACCAATCTTTGCAGACATTGCTTGTAACCAAGCTTCTGTTTTTCCTAGTTGAGTATATGAATACTCTATATAGAAAATTTTATTACAATCGACTCCTAACGCTTCAAAGTATTTTTCAACTTCATCTTCTGTCATATCATAAACTCTTTCAGTCCATGTAGCAGTTTTATCCAATATTAATTGTGCTTCCATACCAGGTTGGGTGTCCAGATCACCTAATTTTGTTAATCTATATATCTCTATATAGTTCAGACTATATCTTCTATTTATATTCTACTACCAAATATAAATAGCCTCCCGTTTCCACTCTCATGTACTCTACTCATTTATTCGTACAGATATTTCTTCTATACTATATTTTCGATAGTCGTTGAACCTTACTCTATAAATAGAGTCTTGGCTGCTGATTGTCCACTTCGGAGTTCCCAGCAATTAAAGAGGTTTTATACCCCCAGTGATAAATTTTAGGGGTGCATGTAAATATTCTAGCATACATACCATGGTTCTTTTTAGCATTTGATGCAGCCGTCTCATATGTTGATACAGAGTTTGATATAATTGTACCTATATGATTAGTAAACTCTGGCTCGTCGAAATCAGTGTTTTGTTAATCTATATATCTCTATATAGCTCAGACTATATCTTCTATTTATATTCCATTACCAAATACAAATAGCCTCCCGTTTCCACTAAATATTACTTAATGTACTCTACTCATTTATTCTCCTAGATATTTCTTCTAAGATATACTTTCGATAGTCGTTGAACCTTACTCTTACGAGTCTTGGCTGCTGATTGTCCACTTCGGAGTTCCCAGCAATTAAAGAGGTTTTACTAGAACTATTTGACCTAATTCTAGGGGTGCTGTCATACCACGTGCTAAAGATAATCCACCTTCGTATGATGTCGCTTTTGCTTTTGTTATAATAGAATTACCATTAATAGGATTAGTCATCATAGTTGCATTGTCTTTTCCTTTTTGAGTAATTCCATTTTCGTCTACTACACTATTGCCTCTCATATATTCAGGTAATACTCTAACTTGTTCACTAAGTCTTTTTAAATTTGCTTTAGCCTGATCACCATCTTTATTTACAAAAATAAATTGTGAGTTGGTAGTACCAAATTTAAAAGCCCAAGTTAATAACGCTACAGCAGATTCTGTTTTGCCTTGTTGACGCGGAAGACATAGCCATGAATCAATACCATGCAATATACAATAAGCTTGTGCTATATTTCCTCTATTAGCTTTATAAGGAACAGTAGAACCACCTTGAGTAGGTATTCTGCATATTTCTCTAAGATAATACCAAGGATTTCTAGCACATTCAGTAAGTACTCTGCTTATCTGGTCTCTACTAAGTGTAGTGTGTCCATCTTTATCAACAGCATGAGGATTTATATTAATTAGACTATAATCACAAATCTCTAACATAAAATAGAAATTTTTTATACCTAATCTTTTTAAATCCTTAGCAACTTGTAAAAATGAAGTATTACCAGTACCTAAGTCGTAGAACTTACCATTGATTTTATTTATTCTTGATCCCATTTAAATATTCCTTTCATATTTTTTTTGAGATTAATTTAAGTAACAGTAATTGTTATTAAATAATATCCAGTGAAACTAATTAATTAAATATAAAAATTTTATCAAGAAAGGGAACTCATAATGGAAAATATTAATGAGAGTGTAAATGAAGTAACAAATAACGAAGTTGTAGAAATTCCTACAGAAGAGACATCTAATAAAGGTGGTGGATTTAATCCTAATGAATTTAAAAGTATTATGGATATGATTAAATCTATGGATGAACAACTTAAATATCTTAAAGATATGAGTGAAGGTCTTGTTAGAAATAATTATAGACTTAATACAAGTATTCTTGATGATATATTGAAATATGATAAAAAAGAATTAGAGGTAATGGATTTAGATGTAATAAGAGAATTCTTGATTAAGTACTCAACATCAGATGAAGTTACTGAAGAAATTAAGAATCTTGATGAAAAAGAATTAAGAGATGAAATTAAAGAAATTAAGAATTCTTCATTGGTTCTATTATCAGCAAAGACAGAAGCAGATAAGTTAAAAGAAGAGAGTAATACAATATTCTCAGAATATATGAATTATGTAACTTCTGATAAAGCAAGAGAGATTAAGAAGAAGAATTTAGAAAATATGAAGCAGTCATTAGAGCTAGAAAAGGATCATACAAAAAAAGCAAAGATGGAAGATATGATTAGAACTATTGAAAGCTCATTAAACTATGATTTCTTATATGATAGATTTAAAGCTCTAGGAAAAGATGAAGTAGAGAATATTAAAGTAGCTTTCTTCAATAATAGAAGAGGAAGTTACATAATGGATAAATTCTATGCTAAAATGAAGATGTTTGGTTTTAAGCAGGATTTATATACATACTTCCTTAATATAGAAGAAACTTTCTTAGATGAGAAGTATCATCCATTTAATAATCTCTTCTTATTTATCTATGCAAGAATGATTGCTTATTCAGACCCATATAATAAGAAAGATATTATGTTTGTTAATGCTATTAATAGCGGATTAGCAAGTCTTATTTATCATAAGTTTGAATCAACAGAGCAGGAATTAAACTTTAAGGGAATTATCATGGGTATTGATGATTACTTTATGGAGTATAGAGATTATTTTGTAGAGAATAATACTACATATGAAAAGCACCCAGAAAGAATTCATTATGAATCATCTAAAGAAGATGCATTGAAGAAATTCTATATAGACAAACTTCATTCCTTAGATATAAATGATTTTGATGAGAATTTATCTTCTAAAGAATTAAAATCAATATATGAAGAAAAGTTTAATACTCTTGTAGATAGTCAATTAGCTGATTATGACAAAGAAGAGAAAGAAAAAGAAGAATCTGAAAATAATAAACCAGATGAAGTAGTAGAAGAAAATAGGGATGAAATAAATAATCATGAAGAAGAGATTAAAGAAGAAATTATTGAAGAAGAAAAGGCGTGAATATATAGAGATATTTAATAAATTAGCTAAACGATTTATGGACTTTTATACTAAGTTATACAAGCCGTTTAATAATTAATTCATTATAACATAATAGTAAATCTTTTAAGAGATTAAAAGGTTTTCTTTTTTTTCATGGATTACTCCTAAGTCAAGTTTTTGAGTCACTTTACCATAGTAGAAATATTTCTACTATGGTAAATTATTCCCTCATAGCACATTAAAGTAAACTAGAATAAATTATGAAAGGATTTTAAATATGGCTTCATATTTTAGATCAGATGGAAAATATATTTACCTAGAAGCTGATTATGCTGAGTTTTATTTGCCAGAATCATATTTTGATGAAACTGGTAAATTTGCTGAAGATAAAGGTGATACAATAAGAACTCTAGGTATATTTAATGTAGGAATATTTGAAAAGGATAAATTAAAAGAAATGAAAGCTTTTAATGTTCCTACATGGATAGAATTATTTTCCAATTCATCAGAAAATAGAATTGTTAATATTGCTAATAAAAAAGGTGATGTTAATGAAGTTAAATGTAAAGTATTAAACTATCAAAAAGGTGCCAAGATAATGGCAAGTTCTGTCATTCAAGATAGTAGCAACTGTGAAGCATTTATGGATCTAATTATAAAAGGAAAATTACCTGCTTGTATTCCATATAGTAAAATGATGCAAACATGGCAAAAGAATCTTGATTTAAATAATGTAGGATTTAACGTAATGAATGTAGTAGAAGAAATGATATTAGCTACTATGTGTAGAGATAAAAGAAATCCTAGTAAGAAATTCTGCCAAGTAGTTACTACAGAAGATTTATCTGATTATGATTATAAGATGAATAATGTAAGACAGATATGTCAGTATACATCTACATTCAATGCTATTACATTTGAGGATATGGATTCTATGATTACTACATCATTAAATAGAACTAAATCTAAAGGAGAAGAAACTCCATCCGTGGTAGAAACTATCTTAAAGCAATAGGTTTCCTTGGATATGACTAGCGAACATTAAAATAAATCTATAGAGTTTTATTAAAAATAAACTCTAATATTTAAATTGTAAGGAGAAATTAAACATGGCACAAACAATACAGATTGTTCCTCGTTTTTCATTTCCACATATAGAAAGCTATGTTAATGACTATACACAGGTAGCTAACGATGAGCAGGCTCCTGCTGTTGATGTATCCGTCATTGAAGCATATGCCGTTAGAGCTCCTAAGGGCGTTGATAATAGATGGATTAGAAAAACAAATAAAGCTGATGCCATTAAAACATTTGGTGATTCAAATTTTAAGAAATATGGTCAGCCATTGATGCAGGCATATAATGTACTTGACCATAATAACTCAGCTGTATGGATGATGAGAGTCATGCCTGAAAATGCAGCTTATTCAAATGCGATAGTTTCAATTCTTTATAAAGCAGATACTGCAGCAGATGCTCCTAAGGCAAGTGATAGAAAATTTAGAATTAAGATTGTTGCTAAGAGTAAAGAAAATATAAGTGATAGCAAAGCTCTTGCTACAGCAGCTAAGGGTACTGAGTTTACTGATAAAGATGCAGAAAATTATAATCAGCTTCCATTGATGACTGTAAGGTATTCAGGAAGAGGTGATTGTGGTAATTTCTACTCTATGAGAATTTCTCAGGCACTTACTTATGAAAAAGAGTATGGTATTAAGATGTATAACTTTGAGGTTATTACATCTGAGAATGGATTGAAGAAGGATGCTAATTATGTAGGTGGATTAGTTTCTTCTATGAAATATACTTCTGAAGGTTCTACATTGATTGATGATGTTGTAGAAGAAGCAGATATTGATAAGACACCTATACTTATTAAGTGTAATGATGAAACTGTTCAGGCTGTATATGATGCTTATGTTAAGTTTATTAAACAGCAGAATACTGATTTGAAAGCTCAATATCAGGCAGATCTTACTACTTATAATATTCCAACAGATCAGCTTAATGGTACTACTCCAGTTGCAACAGAACATAAAGAGAATTATGCTAAACTCATGAAGCTTAATGAACTTATTAGTGCAACTGATGTGGATAATATACCTGATGTTGATATGTTTGACCCTATTTATGGTAGACCAGTAGAATCAGTTGGAGAGATGCTTCCGTGTATTTATTACCCTAAGAAGCTTACAGCTGACGTTAATACTACAGCACCAGGTTATGATTCAAAGGATTACACAAATAGCGATGGACTCGTTATGTTTGATTCAATAAAGGGTCTTGTTCTCAAGAATGGTAATAATGGATATTTTGATACTCCTAGAACTGTACAGGATGATGGTGGACATCAGACAACTTGGACACTTGAGCAGGAGTATGAAGATGCTCTTTTGAAAGCATATAATGGTACACATGATAGAAGAATTCTTTCTCCTAAGAGAATACCAGTATCTGCATTCTTTGATGCTAATTATCCATATACTGTAAAGAATGTAATCGTAGATCTTGCTAAGACTAGAAATGATTGTAGAGTATATCTTGATACAGGAATAATTACTTCATTCTCTAATTCAATAGTAAAGGGTCTTATAAAGAATTATGGAGTATTTGATAATCATATGGTTTCTGTAGATGTACAGAATTATGAGGTTAGAGAGTATTCTACTAATAAGAGATGTAATGTAACTATCTCATATTTCACATCAGGTGAGTATGTTGATCATATTACAGAGAATGGAATGCATATTCCATTTGTTAGAGGTAATTGTACTCTAACTGGTCATATTAAAGATAGTCTTCAGCCTATAGTTGAGGAATATGATAATGACCTTAAAGAGAGATTGTATAATAATAGACTCAATTATTTTGAGTGTATTGGAGAGAATACATTCTATAGAGCAGTACAGAATACTACACAGAAAGCAGAAACTGATCTTCTTGAAGAGTCTGATTCTACTATTCTTTATACACTTAAGAGAATGGTTGAAAAGGATACAGAGAGTCAGATCTATAACTTCTCTGATGAAAGTGTAAGAAAAGATTTTGTTACTGTTGAGAAAGCTAAGTATGCTTCATGGATTGGTTCTATTGTACAATCACTCGAATTCAACTTTGCAACTTCTGAATATGAATTTAATCATTCTATTCTTCACCTTTATTTAGCAGTAGTATTTAGAGGACTTACAAAGAAGGCTATTATTGAGATTGATATCAATAAGCGTCAGTATGTAGCTCCTGCCGAGTCAACACAAGAATAACGAAAGGAGATAGATTAAGATGGCAAATACAATTCAGAGTGGTATTAAATCCCATACAAATAATAACCTTACCAATTATGCTCTTTTCCTTGGTGGTACAAATGTCATTAATGAAGTTCTAAGATGTTATGACCCTCTTAAAACTGGTTATGGTCGTTTGTTCATGGTAAGAAAACCAGCTTTCCTTCTTGACCCACAGACAGGTATTCCACAGCAGTTTAATAAGTTTAAGCATATCGTAGAATATGGTAATACTGAAATAACTGGTCTTAATGATGTATCTGTAGAATTTGGTCAGATTACTGGTGGTTATATTGGTAAGTCATTCGAGATTCCAACTTTTGCACAGGATAGTACAAACTCATTTACTGTTACAGTATACGAGTTCTCAGGTTCTCCTGTAAGAGAAGTTTTGCATACATGGATTAATGGAACAACAGACTTGATGACAGGTCTTTCACATTACAATGGTTCTAGTCTTGAGAGACTTCAGGCTAACCAGACAGCAGAATTTATTTATTGCTCAACTGATGTAACAGGTGAGAATATAGAGTATGCTTGTTTGTTTGCTAACTGCTTCCCAGGTGGTTTGAATACTGACGTATTTAACCAGCAGGGTGCTCAGCATGAAGTTGTACAGACTCAGATAGAGTTCCATTGTACTAAGTATGAATCAATACAGATTAACAAGATGGCTAAGGTACTTCTTGATAAGTATAAGATAGTAGCTAACTCTCTTAACTTCTATAGTGGATTCAATGCTTCAGATTTCAATGAGGCTCTTCATTATGATATTAAGAGTGGTAAGATGATATCTGGTGTTGGTAATTCAGCAGTACTTAATAGACCACAGAGTATTAACTCTTGGAACTAAAATAAAAAAAATAGAGAAGATAGATTAATTCTATCTTCTCTATTACTCTTTGTTTCAATAGAAGGTATTAAAAGTTTAAATCCAAGTAAACCTGAGAATAATTAAATATGTAGTTGAAAGGGTTTTAATATATGGGAAGTGAATATGATAAACTTGATGGTGACAGACAGTATATAAAAATAACGATGCCGGATGAAAACTATGATGTGGTATTAAATATTCTTGACAAATTTGGTCTTGTTAAAAGACTACTCAATAATGGTGATAAAGCTGTAGTTGGTCCAATTACTGATGAAGAGTTATCTTGGCTATTGTCTGACTGTATACCACTAAGGACTAATGATAACCTATCTACAATGTGTGGTGGAGAACATCATAGTCTTGATCTTGAGTTCAGTTGTACAAAATATGAATCAGTAGAGATTGGTAGAATGAGTGAAATACTCTTTGATAGATATAATGAGTATTTCACTCCAAATAAATAAAAAAAATAGAGAAGATAGATTAATCTATCTTCTCTATTTATTAAACTAAAATGATATCTAGGAACATAGAAAATATGCAACCTAGATATCAAATTCTATCTCTTTTTCTTTCTTGAGAGGTTGTAGAAGAATCCTTCTTTAGACATCAAGTCATTATAAGTACCTTCTTCTACTATCTTTCCACTGTCAAGACAGAAAATCTTATCTACATTCTTAACAGTAGATAGACGATGAGCTACTATCAATACTGTAACATCGTTACTGATATTATCAATAGCTTTCTGAACTTCTGCCTCAGATTTATTATCCAATGCAGAAGTTGCCTCGTCAAATATAAGAAGCTGTGGCTTTCTTATAAATGCTCGAGCAATAGTAATTCTCTGACGTTGCCCACCAGATAATTTCATACCGTTCTCTCCAATAGTAGTATCTAACTTATCAGGAAGAGATTGTATAAATTCTGTAAGATTAGCCTTTTCGATTGCTTCCCATATATCACTATCAGATATATTCTCGCAACCATAGGTAATATTATCTCTAATAGTACCATTAAAGACTAGCCCATTTTGTGGTACTACCCCAATCATTTGTCTATAAGTAGACTGATTAATGTAATCCATAGCAATATTATTTATTCTGATGATACCAGATGTTGCTCTTCTGATACCATTTACAAGTGATAATATTGTTGATTTACCACATCCCGAATATCCTACAAAGGCATACTTCTTACCTCTGCTAAGAGTACATGATAATCCATCGATAATATTTTTCTTATCATATGAGAAACTAACATTCTCAAATTCAATACTATCGATATCATCTAAATCAACAGACCCACTTTTTTCATATGGGGTATTAATTAAATCTATTATCATATCTAATGTACTCAAAGTATTGCCCAATCTAGCAAATGCTTTAAGGGTATTCCTGATAGATTTGAATGTGTCTTTAGCATAATTATGTATCAGTGTAAATGTACCAATACCAATCATGCCATTACTCAACAGATATGCCCCACCAATATCAATAATACTACGGAACATAACCAATATAATATTCATCAGCTCGTTTACCGAGTTAACTTCAGCAAATGCTTTTGCTTTATTATCACCATCGGTAATGAATATCTCATTGGTATTCTTAAGTATTGTATCAGCATTACCATGGCTTTTGATAAATGTTGCCATAGCAAATGTATTAGATACAATACTTAATAACTTCTTAAAGGTCCTATTTCTTTCACGAATGAGTGAATCGAAAGTAGTCCCCAAAGTCTTTTGAATAAGTATAAATACAGGGATTACTATCAAGATTAACAACCCTAAAAATATGCTTACTCTAATTAATACAACCATTGATATAATTACAGTGCTTATATTGTAAAATATGGTTGGTATAAAATCTACAAATACATCAAATATCATATTCATGACACTATCCATATTTTGCTGAACTATACCAGCATCGTTCTTTTCACTGAAATCTATACTCGACTTCAGTATCTTAGACATTATCTCTTGTTGTAGTTTGGCTTTTATCGAGCCTTCTACTTTGCAAAGATGCTTGTAATAAATCATTGCGATAAATGCAAATGATAATATCACTATGGTTTGGATACCATATATTTTTAATACTTCAGTAAACGGTTTACCACTTACTAAAGTACTGACAGCCATTGCAAAGACAATGTTTCTAACACTGTCTGAGAAACTGTCTACTAAACTTAGAATATAGATTATCAGTAATCTACATCTATAACCCTTAGTACAACTCCATAGGAATTTAATCCTATCAATCATTCCATATTTCATTTGTTACTCCTTTCTTATGAAACGATTTTATTATTACTAAGAAATAATATATAACAAAAAAAAAGAAATTACGGGAACATAGAAAATACCCACTAAAAACAAAGTTTTAAACTAATAAAATGAAAGGTAAGAAGATAAATGATTAGTGTATCATTTGTTAATAATACAATTAAGCCTATTAGGGTAAATGATGATATAAATGCTATTTTTAATATCATTAAAGAAAGTAATGATACTATCAAATCTCTAATCAATGATTATATTACTGAGAGTGAAAATCAGATGATGAATGAAGCTGTTGGATTATTCATTGAAGGAGAAGATGAAAAAGTATTAGAAAAGAAAAGTTCTGGTATATTTGATAAAATAGGTGAAGTTATTTTAGCCGTATTTAAAAAAATACAAGAATTAATAAGTAAAATTATTAGAGCTATTAAAGATGTATTTTATAAATTAGCTCCAGTAGAAAAGAAACTGGATATGATTAAAAAAGATAATCCTGAAATAGCAAATAAGGTAATTGCTGAAATAGATGCTGGTAATTTATCTGTTATGGATATAAAGAATTTAGCTGAAGTAGAAAAAGCATATAATCAGATATTAGAAGATGCTAAGAAAAAAGAAGTAGATGCCAAAACCTTAAGAGGAAAAGTGGAAGCATTCAAAAATAAATTTGATGATTTTATATCAAATAAGAATGGATCAATAACTAAACTTCAGAATATTGGAGCAGTTATTACATTTGCAACAGCTATCATATTTATTAAGACTAATATAGATAAATTTATTAAAGCTGATATGGATGCACAAAAAGCATCATCGGATTTTTTTGCTCGAGCTCGTAATGCTGTAAAAGACATGAAAAGAACTGGATATGAAAAAGCGTTAGACCCAGAGTTACATACAAAAGCTGAGATTGTTGGATATATATCTAATTATACACAGGGTAATTTTGGTAAGATTGTAACAGATACAAATACTAAAATAAAATTATTAAATAGAATAATGACTAAAATATTAGAAATTACTGGGCATGATGTTGACGCTAAGAAATTTATAGATACTATAGATGCTTTAAATACAAAATAAATAAGAAAGGATAATTTTGTAAAATGGCTAAGAAAGATAATAAAAAGAATCAGGATATAAATACTACAGTAGAAAATACTGAGAATATAGAAGAATCTGTAGAATCTCCAGAAACAGAGGAATCTACTACAGTAGAGAACGAATTTGCTGAAGAATCTGCTCCTATAGAAACTCCTGTTGTAGAAGAAATTAAAAAAGAAACTAAATCTCTTAATAACGAGGTATCAGAAAATCCAAATGGTAGATTTATAGAGCTTATAGTTCATAAGGATACTTTGGATAGAGTAACAGAAATGTTAAATGAATATAATTTAGAGATTATTGTAAATGATGAGGAAGATACAGTTGTAGTTGGTCCACTAGAAGGTGATGATTTTAACAATGCTGTTAGAATAGTAGCAGGTTGTGGATTGATGTTTAAAATTTAATAATACAGAATAACTTCAAGAGATTTATATGTTCTCTTGAAGTTATTCAAAACCATATTTTAATTAACGAAGAAAGGAAATAGATATATGAAATCTATTTATACAAAAATAGGTGATAAGTATTATAAAGTAAATCAAGAAACTACAATACCAGCTGTTTTAAATAAATTAGTCCCAGGCACTTCTACTTCTGTTAAGATTGATGGTAATAATGGATATATAGGTCAGATTATCAATATCAATACATTGGAAGGACCTGATACAAAATCAAATTCTGAATTGTATAAAGAATTTACTGATTGGATTAAAGATAAGAAAGTTAAATCAATAGATACTTTACAAAATTACTATAAGGTATATATTGACTATTCAATATATCAAGATAATGCAGAAATTGAACATTCACAGATTGTAAGACCTTTAGATGTAGAAGATACTGCTATAGTTCTTGGTGTTAATAAGGATAATGAAACTGTATATAGAAGAGTTAAAAGCTTTAATCCTAGAATAGATTTTAGATTAAGAAACCCATTACCTCACGGTATAACCCAATCTAATAAATGTAGATATAGATTAAAGATTAATAATGTTGGAATATTCCAAGAAAAAAATGAAACTGCAAATATTAGGCATAATTCTATTTATGATGTACCGTTCTATATACCATCATCTGTTATGAATACAACATTAGATGAATCTGTATTAGTATATTCGTCATATAACCTTGGAGTAGATATTCAAGATATTGATTTAGAGTATATACCGAGACTAATAGAAATTACTATGTTTATTACATTAACAAATTTTGTAGTTGTATATGATGATTTAAAAATAACCGAATTGGTTAAATTAAATAATGAACAACCTGTTGCACTAGAAACATCTGAAGAGCATCATTAATAATAATTACTACCTTAGTATTTTTTTACTAAGGTAGTAATATATTTACGGTTTAATCAGTTTACCAAATTTAAGTAATCTAAGCATACGAGTATTCTGGTCAGCTGTACCTACATATAAAAACTTAACTGGTACTATTTTATTTTTTACAGCAATTTCTCTTCTATATTTCACAGAAGTATCATTACAACCAACTGCTTTTAATGCTGATACAATACTTGTAGTGTGACCGTCAAACTTAGGAAAATAATTTATTTTTTCTACAGGCTTTTGTAAACGCAATCTATCATTTACTCTATCCTGTACTTCTCTGAAATTATATCCTTTTGATTCTAAGTTTTTCTTTCTTTCTTCACCAGATCCATATTTATTATTAATTACATCATCTACTACAGATTCTAATTCTGGTTTAGCTGGTCCTTCACTAGGTTTAGCATCTTGACTTAACAACACAGAATCATATTGAGTTAAGTTATATGTATTAATAATAGCCATTACTTCATTTACATAAGTTGGATAAGTAGAATATCCTCCATCTTTAATAGCCTGAATGCATTCTCTAGCATCCATTGTATTACATGCTTTGCTATATCTTGCATATTCACATATAAGATTGAAATAATCTCTAATAGAATCTTCTAATGTATTATATGCTCTAAAAGTATCTGTTATATTAGTAGCATTTACATTATCGTACCATTCTCTAGTTTTTGTACTATAAACAGCACCTTTCCAATTTCTACCAGACTTAATTCCAAAATATGCATTAGCTTTAGTCATTATAGATGATTTACCCCAACCAGTCTCAATAGCTGATTGTGCTATACATACTGATGGTAATGACCATTTCTGATTACTATTCTTTCTTTCTAATGCAACTTTCTGAGCTAGTTTAGCTACATTATTTATATAATCTTGAATTTCTTTTAATACTATTTTAGCCATTTATATTTCCTTTCTTAATCGTATTAAAATATTGTACCCTATGATAAACTTTAGTCTAAACACAATCCAATAAACCATATATGAAAGGAAATTCATAAATGAAAATAGATTTATTTAATACAAAAGAATTTATTGATGTAAATAATCTGAAACCTATTACATCTGCTGTATTATTCCAAAGAGGTAATATTCCTCAACCTAATGGATTAATATCCAATGAAATTTTTGGAATTACTACTAGCTCAAGAAGAAATACTTTTGCTTATATAGATCTCCATAGCCATTTTTTTCATCCTCATATTTATAAAGCAATAAAGAGGATGTTTAGAAATATTGATAAAATTATCAATGGAGAAATGTATTACAGAATAGATTCTTCAGGTAGACTAGTAGAAGATGAAAATGCAGGAGAAACAGGTTTACAGTTTATTTATGATAATTGGGAAAAAATAAATTGGACAAAGAATGATGAAGATACTAGTGAAGAATTTGGTATGAGAAGTGAAAGAATCAATCTTTTAAAGAAAACTAAAAAAGATGAATTATTTACTCAGTATGTAATAGTAATCCCTGCTTTCTTTAGAGATATTAAAACTGGTTCTACTTCTGGTGGTGGAGAAACTGATGATATTAATAATCTATATGGTAAATTAATTAGACTATCTTCTTTATTAGATAGACAGTCATTATTTGCTATTCAGTTCCATAGTACTATTTATACTATTCAAAATACAATGGTTGCTATATATGATTATTTCAAGCATAAATTGGAAAAGAAGAATGGTATGATACGTAAGTATCTTATGGGTAAGAATGTAGATTATTGTATAAGAACTGTTATTACTTCACCCACATATCATGCAAATACTGTAGATGATTTGAAGATATCTTTTGAATATACTTTATTACCATTAGCTCAGTGTTGTTCATTAATGTATCCTTTTGTAGTACAGTGGGTAAAATCGTTCTTTGATAGAAATATTATTCAGCAAAAGAATAATTTTATGTTAAAAGGAGATGATACTAGTACTGTAATTAAATTAGTTGATCCTGAATCATACTTCTCAGATAAGTATATTAAAAAACTTATAGATGGATTTATGAAAGACCCAGAATCAAGATTTAATAAAATAGTATTGCCTACTAATTCTACTAAACCAATATATTACATATTTAGTGGAAAAGCAATGAGTAATGAAAGTGATTCTGAGTTAGGTATCATCAATAGACCAATAACAAGAACCGATTTATTATATATGGCTTGTGATGATATTGCTAAAAATAAACATCTCCAAGTAACCAGATACCCAATAAATAAAATGTATGGTACATTTTTCACTAAGATAAGAGTTGGTTCTACAGCTAAGACAATACCTATGAATATAAATGGAGTATTATATAAATGGTATCCAGATATTGATATAAATACCCCAGTACATAATATTCCTACATTATTCTTAGATGCGACTCAATTTTCAAATTCATATCTTAGTGGTATAGATGGTGATTAAACTTCTCCGTTATGGTCACCTTAAACCTCTTTAATTGCTGGGAACTCTTAACTCTAATAAGAGAAAGACAATCAGCAGCCAAGACTCTATTTATAGAGTAAGGTTCAACGACTATCGAAAGTATAATATAAGAGAAATACTTATATGAATAAATGAGTAGAGTACATATATTAATTATATGGAAACGGGAGGCATTATATATTTGGTAATAGAATATATAATGAAGATATAGTCTGAGCTATATAGAGATATATAGATTAACAATAATTAATTTGATGATGGAGATCAAACTACAGAAAAAATATTATTTACTCAAGAAGCAAATGAGGAAATAGAAAAAGCTATTTATAGTAAAAAGAATTATATTGATAATAAAGGAAAATTAATCAGAGATTCAGGTAAAGAAACAACTCAAACTTTCTATGTATTAACAAAAGATCCATTTGGTAATTATAAGAAATTAACTGATGAAGAAAAGAAGTATTTCGTTTCTTTAAAACCAGAAGATATGACTTATAATAATTTTGTTAAGTGGTTCTCTAAAACTACTAATACTGATATAAGAGATAGTGATAAAGTTAATAAACCACCTTTCAATGTATGCGATACTGTTACATTATCTCATGATGATTATCCTTTATTAATTAAAAAAGGTGAAGTTATAGAAACCACAGTTGGTAGATTAGTATATAATAAGATGATGATAGAAAAATTAGGATTTGAATCTTTTATGTCATTCCAGAATTATGCTATGACTAAAAAAGGATTTAAAAAATTTGAAGGTCAAGTATCTGATGCATTAAAAGATGATCTTATTGATACTCATCAAATGATGAATTATATTAATACTAGAGACTGGTTTGGTTTACAATTCCACACTGCAATTACTTCATCATTTACTCTAAAGACTACAAAGATACCACCTTCAGTAGCAAAGTTAAAAGAAAAGCTATTAAAAGAAAATGCTGATGCTATTGCTAAAGGTGATGTAAGAGTAGTAGAAAAAATAGAAAAGGAATTGATAGATGCTACTATGAAAGAACTGGATGGAGATATAGGTATGGATCTATATACATCAGGTGCTAGAGGTAGCGTGGGTAACCACTTGAAGAATATGTTCTTAATGAGAGGAGCTGTACAAAATCCTTACTCTAAAGAATATGAGATAATAACAAATTCGTTATGTGATGGACTAGCTAAAAAAGACATAGAAGCACATAGCAATGTTATTACTTCTGGTGCTTATCCAAAGGCTGTCTTTAAATAATCGGCAGCCTATAAACCACGTGAATTGCTGGAACATCGTAAGTATACGACAATCAGCAGCGAAGATTTAAAAATTATATTTTTAAAAATCGACAACACTTATATTAATAATAATGTTATAAATGAAAGGAATAAAATATTATGGTTATTATTAACGTAGAATTATTGGATTATGAAGATAAGTTGTCGAAGAAGACAGAGAAATGGAAAAAAATTAAAATTGATGGAAAAAAGACGGATTATAGTATATCTAATTTTGGTAATATCAAAAATCACAAGCTTAATAAGATTTATACATTTACTACAGATATTAATAAATATGCTAGATTCTCTTTAAAATTTAAAGGAGCTGAATATAAGTTTTTAGTACACAGATTAGTCGCTGAATACTTCTGTGCGATACCTAAGAGGCATTTAAAAAAAGGATTAACTTTTGACGATTTAGTGGTAAATCATAAAAATGGTATTAAACACTGTAATGCTTCCTTTAATCTTGAATGGACTACTTCTAAAGAGAATTCTGATCATGCTTGGAAGAATGGTCTCTGTGATGAAATAAGAGGTGAAAAAACTCATCTTGCTAAGATTACAGAGAAGGAAGCTGTACAGATATGCGAACTTATTATGAAGAAAAAATCTAATAAAGAGATTTGTGAAATACTAGGTGTTAGTAATAAAACAGTTCAACATATTAGATCAGGTGAATGTTGGAGGCATGTAGTGTCTAAGTATAAATTTCCAAAATTAGGTAAAGCAAAACCATTTACAATGACTGATGATACAATCCATAAAATCTGTAAGAAATTGGAATTGAAAAAACTGTCTGATCCTGAGATAGCTAAAGAGTTTGGTGTCAGTAGAGAATTTGTTAGAGATATCAGATTAAAGAAAAGGAGAACTAAAATTTCTCAATTTTATAATTTTTAAATAACGTTCAACGACTATCGAAAACATAGTATAGAAGAAATATCTATATGAAGAAGTGAGTAGAGTACACTAGAAGTCTAGTGGAAGTGCGTGGCATTATATACTTGGTAATAGAGTATATAATGATGATATAGTCTAATCTATATGGTAACATATAGCAGTTTTATTAATAGTAATAAAACGGTATAAGAGTAACGACCTTATATGAATACAGAGAATATTTATAAATATTCAAAATGCGGTACGCAAGTTTCTGGTTATATGTCTAAGCAGTTATTAGCAGCATTCCAATCTGAATACTTAGGACCAAAAGGTTCTGATTGTGGATCTACTAAATATATAGAAGTGACATTAACCGATAGTAATATCAATAACTTTGATAATAGATATATTGGAGTAAGTGGTAATAAACTATTAGAGATTACTAAAGAAAATAAAAAGCAGTTAGTGGGAAAAACAGTAAAGATGAGAAGTCCTTTGTATTGTAAAGGATATGGAAAAGATAAATGTATATGTAATGCATGCGGTGGAAATTTCTATTATGAAGTTGATAATACCAATATAGGATTATTGGCTTCAATATGTGCTACTGACCTTACACAGGCAAACTTACAGAAATTCCATCAGAACTTAGTTTTAAGTAAACAGCTTAATGCTGATGATTTATTAATGTAGAAAAAAAAAGATAAGGATGTACAGTCCTTATCTTTCTTATATTGTCTTACATGCACTTACCAGTTCTTACATAGACATCCATTTTTAGGGTTAGCTCTTCAAGTCTATTATCAATTGCTTTAATCTCATAATCGGGTCGATTTCGTTTAATTGATAGTTCTCTATGAGCTAATAACCTTTCATAATCATCCTTTAGGTTCTTCATATAGTTCCCCTTTGATTTAGATGCTTCATTACCTAATCCATCATCAGTTCCTTTAAATGCATTACCCCAAATTGACATATTATATCTCCTTTACAAATATTATTTATTGTTACTAAATAAATGATATATATATATAGAATTATCATATAAGATAAAAAAATATTAGTACCCTAATTTAATAGAGTACTAATATCAATTATTTACTTTTTAATATATTGACTATATCCTTTTAGATTAGTCATATCAACTTCTTCTTTGAATAAAGGATCTAAGTATGATGTATAATTTCTTGATTCAAATAACTCATCATCTAAAATCTGTTTCTTTAATCCCTCACTTGATAATCCTATTAATGGAGATTTATTCTTTCTCAATGCATCTCTTACAGTTACTATTTGATATGGTGGTAATATCTTCTGAGAGAAATTTGGTCTATCATATATATTATTTACATCTTTCACTAATCTATTAATAATAACTTCAGCTGCTACTATAGATGCTTGTATTTTAGCAGTAACCATCAAATCCAAGAAATCCTGTAACATAGAATCTAAAGTTACTTCTACATTTGAATCTTTCTTTTTATTAATAAGATTCATCAAGTCATAAAGAGGCTTTGTCAATTCCTTATTCTGAATACTGATTTCAAATATCTTTGTATCTTCATCTAAATCTGAGAAATATACATATCCATTATTCTTATTAATATCCTTAATAATATCTTTAGATATATAGAGCTCTTTATCTTCTAACTCTATAGGAATATCTTCTTCTTCAGGATTATTAATATTTCTAATAACAAATCTACCATTAGATATATAGTTATTGAATAGGCTATCATCTTCATATTCATCCATCTTATTAATATCTTCAGGATTAATATAAATAGCATAATCTTCAATATCTTTATCTTCATCCTCTAATTCTAACAATGGCATTATCTCTCCACCAATCATATTAAAGAACTTATAGAAATTATCATTAAACTTAATCATCTCTGAGAATGTCTCTAATAGATGCTTAGTTGATAGTATATTTTGCTCTATTACTTTTGTAACTTCTTCAGAATAGAATGTTGACATGCCATGTGCTATATCTGAATTAGTTAAGGCTTGTATACCAATACACTTTGCACATACATGATTACCCAATCCACATGTGATAGCTGATCTTATATAAATCTTTTTACCGATAAGATCTTTATTATTCTTATAACTTAATACAGACAATTCAAGGTCGTCTCTATTTCTTTTATAATATTTACCATCGCATCTCTTAAGATGAGTTTCTGATTTTATTTCTATTTCTATTAAATGAGGATTACCACAATCTGAAGTTTCGGTACTCATTGATAATGTACGAGTTAATAATGAAACTAACTTACCAAAATATCCAGCTTTTCCCATTACTCGCTTATTCATTATCAGACTCTTATTTGCACCACCTGCATCTATATAGAAATAACTAGGTCTATCTAAACCTCCAACAAGAATACTATTTTGAATTACTTCAGGAATAGTGTATCCATCTATTGTAGGTTTTAAACCACCTGCTATAGTAAACTCAGTAAACTGCTTCGGTTTAACTCCAGTTGCAGCCCTTAATATAGCACCCAATTCATTATTAGGCATGGATTTATAAATATCCATTTCTCTTGTTTGTAGTGCTTTTAATTGAGCTTCTATCTCATATGGTTGTAGATTATCGTCGAACGTAGTCTCCATTATTTCTTTAATCTCAGTATTGCTTGTATACATATCTGCAAATGTAAATATATTGAAATTTAATCCTAATATCTGAGAGAAATCTACAGATATCATTCTCAAATTATATATTACATTTGATATTCTTATATTAAGAGATGTATTCTTTATCTGATAATCTTTTAATGTAAGAATTATTTTATTATTAATATAATTCTCTATCTTAGGTATCTCTGTTTTACAGTTAAAGATAAAAGATTCATTCAATATATCTAACCCTGATAATTCAATAAATGGTTCAAATAGAATTAGATTAATCAGAAAATCTCTTAGCTCTAATTGATATTCTTCTTTATCTTTCTTATTGAATTTAAACCTTATTGGATATTCTCTACATGCTCTTATAGTAAAAGAACCTCTTACTAAGTTTAATATCATCTGTCTTTCATTGTTATAAACTTCGTCATCTACTAAAATATCATCAATAATATACAGTGGTCTTAACCATTCAGATAGTTCTTCCCTATTATGAATTATTGGGACATCTTTAATTAAATTAAATTTCGACATAATAAACCTTCCTTTCAATACTACTTAAAAAAATAATATATACATTCGCTAGAGATACTAAGAAAAATCCTAGTATCCCTAATATTAATATAAATTATTTATCTTCTTTTGCAGTTGAAATGAATAGCTTAAAATCTTCCTCATCCCAAAATGTAAAATCAAATATTATAGAATGAATATTTTCATCTACTCTTACTGATGTAGATATATCATTCCATAAACTTCCTGACTCATATTTATCATCAGCTAAAACTTTATGTGAATATGGATCAATAATTACATTATGATTTCCAGTCTTTATAACTGCTTCTAATATATCTGTAATTATATGAGTCTTTATATCAGTCTTTGTCATCTCTTTATCATTAGCTTCTCTAATATCATCTGATGTTGGAGTTACTACTAATAAGAGATTTGTAAATACGCTGTCATCATATAAATCCATTTCCGATAAATTTGCAAATACAAATATCTTCGGAACATACATAACATATGTCTTAGATTTATCTGAATCAATTAATTTCTTCCATAAATCCTTTATAGGATAATAAATAGAAGATAATGTGGAGCTTCTCAGCAATGCACCTATTCTAGTATCTTTCAAGAAATCGAAAGAATTAACCAATTGCTTTCTATTTACAGATACTACAAATGTTTTATTTGCAAATGCATCTTCTTTTACTTTTATCATACTTGCTATATGACATTTACTGTCGTCTTCATCTACTTTTACATCTTCTTTACTTATTACTGCATCTAATTCAGATATCAAAGTATTATTAATACTCTCATTAATAAATGGAGTTAAATCTACTTTCTTATCATCTGAATACTTTACTCTACCTTTCTTTAGTGTCTTCAACACCATCGCAATGAACTTATCAAAATTCATAACTTACACCCTTTCCTTTGTCTTAATTTGTTTATCAATATTAGAAATACACAATGCTTGTAATTCAGCAGGTGATATTCTAAAATTTTTATTATTAGATTTAGTAGTAACATCCTCTAATTGTAAGTCATATAGATTACAAAATTCTATTGCCTCATCTTTATTGAAATCTGGCATTTCAAATTGTAAATCAAATCTACCAAATCTTTTTACAGCTTTATCTAACTTATCATAATAATTGGTAGTAGCAACTATTATCTGTACTTTATGAAGTTCTCTATCAACTCCTTTTATTCTTGTTACAGGAGGATTGTCTAAGAACTTTAATAACTTAGCTATTATCTCTTTATTACTATTAGTACTATCATCATCTCTATTATTTGCAATAGTATCTATATCATCTAATACCACCACACCGTTATTTGAATATAACTCTGGTGGTCTAGTTGCTGTGAAATATGATTGAGTTATCATCGTTATCATAAATTGATTTAAATACCTTGCAAGAGCTTTTGCAAATGTAGTTTTACCTGTTCCAGGTGGTCCATATATTAGTATAGATAACTTTGGAGTTATTTCATACTTCTTATATATATCTAAATTCTTTACCCAATTATCAATATATGATATTATCTTTTCTTTATTGGTAAAAATCATATTATTAAATGACTTAAATACTTCAGAGGTATATGTATCTGATATAGCATCATATACCTCAAATGTTTCAATATTTTCAGTATAAGTATCTACGGCTTTGTTATATTTCTTTACAAATTTATTATACTTTTTAATATTATCTTTACCAACAAAATATACATTTATACCAGAAAAATCTTCTCTGGATTTGATATTTGTCTTTACATTTACTACAAGATATCTATCAGTTTTATCTGATGACATATCTATCATATATAGACCCTCTGATAATACTTTACTTTCTTTACCTCCTATAGTTGAATTGATTAAATATTTCTCTAAACTACTATCTCTTTTTAATAGATATTTTGTTATAA